TAGACAAATTAAAAATCAGGAGGTATCACTATTTGATCTGGTGTGATCACATAATATGGGTGATTATACTTCTTACAAGTACCAATCGCCTCGTCTTCTTCAACTTCTACCGCACACATCTGTGGATAGTCGTTTGCTTCCAATAACCTAGCATAACGTATTGCGTCGTCTTTGTCAACCCATAGGTAAAGTGTCTTTAAACCTTGTCTATCGACAGAATAAGCACCCTGATTCTCTTTTCCTTTGAGTGCTAAGATGTACATTAGACCAGTTCCAGTGCTTCGATGTAAAGAGATTTTAAAATTGAGTTGACACCCTCCTTGTCATGGTATTCCATGCCATTTACATAGTTTTCTAGTAATGTAAGGGTATCTTCCTTCTCTATATCTATGTCATCAGAGAACTCAGAGTCGTATGCGGAATCCTCTACTACCTTGATGTCATGTACACCATGCACATACAGTTGAGAGATGAAATATTCAAACTTTGCAGTGTCTTTCTTGTTCTCTACGATGACTTTGACCATCCTATTCTTATACTGCCTAGCGTCAGGTAGTTTCCTCTCGTCATAAAAAATCTTGTCGAAGATACGATAGGGATTTTCTATGAATTTCTTCACTTTTGTGGTCGTATTGTACTCATGGAACCCTCTCTCGTCACCCCAGTCGTTCCAGTAGATATGATAGGGGTTACCTAGGTAGTGGCAGTTGCCATGGTGCGACTTAGTGTGGTAGTGACCACTGAAAACTTGGTCAAATTTAGCAAAAAGGTTCTTATCTATGCCATGTGTCATGGTAAATCCCTTGTGTGCCTCGAAACCATTGAGTTCAAGATGACCCATCGCTACAGTAGCAGTGGTATCTTCTATCATTTGGTAGGTTTTTTCCTGATTTTCAGCATTTATCCATGGTATGAACAGTATTTCTAGGTCACCTATCATCACCTGTGTTGGTTCAGAATATATGTGTACGTTAGGATACTCACCAAGGAAATTATCTAGTGTATTTACGCTGTTTGTGTCCTTATAATAGGCAGTATGGTTCCCTACGAGTGAGTGAACCTCGACCCCCATTTTTTGTAGACGATTGAAGTAATTATTTCTTGCCCAATCCACTGACCAGATGTCTACATTCTTACGATTGTCAAATGTATCACCTAAATCTAGTAGTATTTTTATATTATTCTCCTCTAGGTATGGAAAGAATACGTTGTCATAGAAGTCAAGGAAGTAGTCATGAAAATGTCGACTAGATTTCCTAGCACCGAAGTGCTGATCAGTTATAATTGCTATATTCAATTTGATTTTACCTGTACGTTTTCTTTGATGCTGTTCATCGCTGAGTGATCATCAGTGCCATCGCTGTGGAACAGTTGATCGTACCCTGATTTCGTAATAATCTTGTTCTTTATCTCTAATTGTCGCTTCTCTTTTGAAATTCTTCTAAGGAAAGCATAGTATATTATCTGAGTAAAGTATGCGAAAGGGTTACTTGACTTACTTGGATCAAAGTTACCTATGTATTGTACACAATTTTCTATGCCATCGCAAATCATGTCCTCTCTGAACATATAATTTACGAAGTTTGGTTTGTATGACAGGTGTGTTGCTATCTTAAGAAAACATTCTCCTATGTAATTGTTGATGCGGGGTTTGGGTTCTCCATTCTCCTCAGCAATCTTACATTCTGCCTTGAAATCTACAAGGGCAAGAAGGAATTCTTTATTGTTAACGTAATGTTCTGACTTCTTTTTCATACCAATGGATTTGGTTACTCTCAGTATACTATGTTACGGATCCCACGTCAAGCTTGACAACATGTTCTGAAAGGTGTACACTAACTGTGTAGCAGGTTCAGAGACATATTAGGACCATTTATTTTTCTTTTTAAAGATAGACTCTAGAATTGCTCTAGATTCTTCTACAGTACCGAGGTCGCCCTCACCTGTAGCAGTTTTCTTAGTGTATTCTGGGTCTATTTTGCTTATAGACATCTCATAGAATGCCTCAACCTCAGCGTCACACTCTACACAAGTGACGATTCTATCCATCGGCACGATGAATGATCTCTCTTTAGAGAATTTCATCCAAGGGGAGACCTTGGCACCCACGCGGGAGTCCATAGTCACCTCTTCTACCATGATAGGGTTCTCTAAGATGAGGTAGTTTCCATTGTCATCTGGTACAAATTGTACTTTAGATAGTATTTCTTCACCTGTCACTATCTTAAGTGCACCTAGAAATTCTTCGTCAGTTGGCATATCTATTTTGTTTTAAGGTTGACATCAATAAATTCATAATCGAATGATTCTTCATTGTATATTTTGACACGCTCAATCAAATGATTGAGAGTATAGTTTCTACGACCTCCTTTTGAGATGTCGTCTGCTATATCATACAGTACAGCTTTAGTTTTATTGTCTCCTTTACGGAGTACCCGTCCTATCGACTGTAAATTTCTTATCCTCGACTTACTTGGCGACGCAAAGACAACGTTATGTAAGTTCCTAATATTAATACCAGTACTAAAAGTGCCATAAGATGCCACAATAATTGAATCACTTGTAGTCTCAGCAATGCGTCTTGCCTTCTCCCTGTCCTCTGTGTCTATTCCTCCATAGATCAGGAAGGTTTGTCTTGAATCCTCTACTTTATTATTTATGAGATCGAACAATGGCATGCCATGTTTCTCTACGTAGTTGAATAACACTAGAGTGTTACCCTCTAAGTCACATACAAGGTTACGTATGAACCTGTTGCGACCCTCGTGGGAGCATATGTACTCCATCTCATCTTGGTAGTTGTCAAAGTCTTGGTGCTTATGCTTCAGCATAAGGACTTTGATCTCAAATTCAGATAAGTGTCCCTCTTTGATGAGGTTCTCAGTCTTGGTTACCTTAGCACATTTACCAAATACACCCTCTAAGACTAACCTGTTGGTCTGTAATCCATCCAGTGTACCAGTGAAACCTATTCTATACTTACAGTCATGTAGTTTATTCATGATACCTGTAAGAGACTTTGCCTTGAACTGGTGTGCTTCGTCTCCTATGACTGCACCGAAGTCTTGAAAGTATTTCTTGGGCAACTTATAGATGGATTGCCATGTAGTTATTATAACATCTTTCTCAGAAAATGGCGACGCACCACCGTATACCTTGTGACAATGGTGATGTGCACCCCAACCATAGTCTTTGAAGTCCTTGTACATCTGCTCTACAAGGGACGTAGTAGGCACTACAATGAGAGTTTTAAGGTTCTTCCTCTCAAAGTACCTACACAGTGCATATATCATTAAACTCTTACCACTGGCAGTGGGTGACAGGAGTAATCTCCTCCTGTATTTCATTGCCTCGTAGATTGCTTGGTACTGGTAGTCTCTTACTTGGTGAGGTAGTGCAAGTCCCTTAACGAATACCCCGACAGCAGCGGGTGTAACAAGTTCATCCACTTCTTCTGGAAGTCCGTAGACAGCGTTGTTGACGTATTCATAGGGGTACCCTCGTTCCTGTAAAAAAGTTGTAACGTAAGGTAGCAAGCCAGCATATATTTCACCTGTAGCTGGACTGAATAGTTTGATTTTTCCATCCCAATACCTCTTTTTGTAGGCAGACATGAACTTTGCTGCGGGCACCTCGAAGGTGAACTCGTCTGCTAGTTCATACTGTACGTGTGGTGGGCATTCTAGTGTGAGATATACTTCGTTCTTCTTCTTGATGAGGACATCAGACATCGTAACCCTTCAGCATTTTGGCAAACTCAATCGCATTCTTAATCATAAACGATTGATTGTTCACAGCCGTTAGTATACTCTTGAGAGTATCAATCATCTGGTTATAATACTTCAGCTTAAACACAGCCTTCTGGTATTTTTCATCTGAATCTATGTAGATAGAGATGTCTGTCTTTAGAAGTTTAGTAGGAAATGGCTTGGTTGACTTTCCAGTATAAAATTCCCAGAGTTCACGGTAAAGTGACTTTAGTTTTAGTTCATGCTCATCCCTGAGCATAGTTACTTGATTAAGTAATTGAAGATATTTAGCATGTTTCCTTGGTATAGCAAGGGAATCATGGTCTAGTTTTTCATCGTCAAGTTTAGAGTCCTCTTTCCACATGGACTCAATCATTTCAAGATTCATGCTTAATGATCTGTTATATTATATATTAGACTTTATTTCCGTCGCTATCTATAAACTCTAGTAGGGTGTACTTGAAGGTGACATCAGCAGTCACGTAGTCAATATCAGTAGGGTCTGCACTGAATCGCACACCACTCAGTGACACTGGGAATACATCCATGAACACTGTGGTAGTGATAGAGTTGAAGTTGCTGTCTAATACTAATAGTCTAGCATCTGTAGTTGCTTTTTGGAAGTTACTCTGTCTACCTACTTCCTTTACTCCTCTGAGATAATTATGGAACTCCTCTTCATGCCTAGGGTTGGATAGACCCTTCAACCATTTGTATATCTCATAGTAATTATCCATGTTCTCGTTGATCAAGAACGTCAAGTTCAGATCACCAAAGGTCATCTTATCACCAGGTGTGTCATATGCCTTGACTCTGGTCTCTATGGTTCTATTTCCTATGCTTATTTCTGGTAAGTTTACTGTCTGACAGAAAAATTCTACTGTGGGTATCCTCTCGATCAAGAACTTAAACCCAACTGGTGAGAGAAAATTCTTGCTGTCAGGTGAGAAATACTTGGTTGAGGATGTCATTCCCAATACTCATCTAATACGTCCAATACATTATTTAGGATCATTTGTGCTGCTGCTCTCTCATTCTCTGTCCAATGGGGGTACCACTGGTGACGATGCAGACCATCCTTCATACGCATCACCTTCGCAGTCATCTGTACTTTGTTCACTCTACCGTTCATCCGTCAACACATTTAGTATAATTTAGCATAAAAAAAGGGGCGAAACGCCCCTTGTAAAGTTATTTCAGTATATCCTGATACAGGATTACATTAGGTTAGCAACTCTAACTCTTCTGTAGTAAGCAT